AAAATAACCCAGAAACTCCCGGCTGGTATGCTGGCCGCCGCTCCTGCTGCCATGCCAGCGCTTGCAGAGCCTAAACTTTGTGCAACTATTGACATAAACCAGACGCAAGCCTCCGGGCTTGTGCAAGTGATTGAGGAGGACCTGCGAAAGAACGGACTCCTGCGAGGAGGTGCATAATATTGGCAGATAATAGACGAAACGCTGAAGGCTACCCGGATCCGACTCCGTACATGGCCGAGCAGAATATCAAAGCTCAGGAACGCCGGCAGCAGGGCCGCCGCGCTAAATACGCCGGCGAACGCTTCGAGAGAATGATCTCCGGCGCCTGCGACTACTACCGCGCCGAGAATATTGCAGACATAGAAAAGACGCCGGAACCTATGAAGCCGATCAAGCTATACGGCGATCGCAGGTTCGGCCAGTATATTGCCGTATTCACCAAAAAGAGCCAGAACGACTACAAGGGAATACTCAACGGAGGCCGCTGCATTGCTTTTGAGGCTAAACATACAGACGCCGACAAGATAGACTTTGCAGCAGTCACCGACCGGCAGGCTGAGTTGCTCGAGAATTATGAGAAAATGGGCGCGAGCTGCTTCGTGCTTGTGAGTTTTAAGTTTGAGCAGTTTTTCCGTATTCCGTGGAGCGTCTGGCGCGACATGAAGGCTATATACGGCCGCAAGCACCTGAAACGTGAGGAGCTCGGAGAGTTTGAGATTGGGCTCAATCACTTAGGCACTCTGGAATTTTTGAAAAAGACAAAAGGAGGTACCACCAATGCTTGAGAGAGCTCTCAACGATTTAAAGAACCCGAAAACCAAAACCGGATCGCTCCAGATCCTCGGTACATTTATCGGAGCTGACGGCTCAATGGGATTTACAAACGGCGAGCGTTACGAACTTATCGTGAAGTATACGAGAAGTCGCGGCACATTCGAGGCAAGAACCACGGACGGCCGCCTCTACTGCCCTTATAGCAGCACCGCCACTTTTGTGAAAAACTGGACCGCTGCCGCTATCCAGAAGGGAGCGTGACACCATGAAAGCGATCACAATATGGCAGCCGTGGGCTGAGCTTATACCGGCCGGCGTGAAGAAAAACGAGACAAGAGGCTGGAAAACATCATACAGAGGACCGATCGCCATACATGCAGCAGTTAAACCGATAAAGCAAGTGCTCCCGCTGCTGTCTGACGAAGCCTTCAGACTCATGGTAGAGAAAACAGAAAAGGCAAGCGTCGCAAACGGCCAGCTTTTAACGTGTTTTGAATACGGCCAAATTATCGCCACAGCCGAGCTTGTAGACTGTCACCTCATTACTGAGGAATACATCAAAACATTAACGCCGGAGGAATTGGCTCTCGGAGATTATACTCTCGGGCGCTATGCGTGGGAGCTCGCAAACGTGCAACGCCTGAAAGAGCCGGTACCGGCCAAAGGCCAGCAGGGCCTCTGGAACTGGGAACCACCCGAGGAGGTGCTGGCGTGAATGTAAAAATAACACCGTGGAAACCCGGAGACGGCGGCCTCTTGTGCCTGCCTCTCCGCTCCAATATTCCAGAAAGCAAGAACCCAGACTGGCGACTTGTCACTTGCCCGCGTTGTGGCCGCGAGTGTTGGGAGTCAGATCTTGCACGTCTGGCAATGGCAGCGGGAGCCGTCGGAATATGTACCGAGTGTGCTATCCGCGCCGGAATATCACAACCGGGAGGAGGTGAAAAGAAACCATGACCGCAGACGCAATGATCGGAGCTGCTGCTTGTGTGCTCTGGGTATTTATGCTGGTATTGTGGGCGCTAAGTATTGCAATCACTCACAAAGACCAGAAAAGAAAAGCCTCAGAATTGCACCTTGTAGCATACGCAACCTATCAGCTCAGCCTTCAGATCGAAACGCTGAACAAATCAAACCAAAAGGAGGATCCAAACGATGAAGAAACAGAAAGTACAGAGCAACATTAACCTCGAAGCTCTCGCAGGCGGCGCTTTTGCCGAGAAGCTCAACGAGGCGCTTGTGCAGGTGGCTGAGAATATTCAGAACCCGAACACAGAAGCGACAACAAAGCGCCAGATCCAGATCACGATCAAATTTGCACCAAATAAGACGCGCCAGCTCGTAAGCACCCAGATCGCTGTCACGACAAAACTCGCAGCTACCGAAGCTATTGACACGCAAATGATTATGGGAGTAAACATGAGGACCGGCCAGATCGAGATCGCAGAATATGACGGCCAGATCAGAGGGCAAATGTCTCTCTCAGATCTTGAAGCACCGGCAGAGGCTCCAGAACCGGCAGCAGCTCCACCGCAGCAGCCGCAGGCTCAGGAGACACAGCAGGCAGCAGTCCAGCAGCAGGCTCCTACCGGTAAGCCGTTAGACTTGAAAAACAGAAACAAACAACCGGAACCCGAAGCAACTGAGGAACCGGAAAACGCTGCACCGGCAGCAGGCGCCCTTGTACCCGGCAAAGACTTCGATCCTGAGACTGGCGAAGTTTTAGAGGACGGGCGACCGGTGGACGACCAGCAAACGACCGCCGGACGACCAGAGGACGGCTATAAAATTGTAAACATCGGCCAGAGAGCCGCAAACGCATAGAATAAGGAGGATCATAAACATGGAAGGTATCAAGCAAGCAATCGAATATATCGCAAAATTAGCAGTCGAGGCCGAAAAGCCTGAGCAGATCGAGATCAACGGGAGAAAATACTGCACGAAAAACCTCACCCGCTACGATCGCCCAGATATGGCCGAAACTATCAAGGCGACAACTCTCACCTCGTTAATTGATTACGTCAAAGAGCTGCGCGAAGAAATGGGCGGCCGTCACATGATTATACAGATCGTGAGCGCCACGAAGGTGCTGTTGTATTCTGGACTCATGGAAGAACGCGACCGCGAGACTCTTTTCGAAGTCAACGCCCTGCTGCCGCAGTTTGAATATGGCAGAGAATACGATCAAGAGAGTTTTCTCGTCTCTATGCAGTCATGCTTTAAGGAAAGCGACGACCGCGAGGCTGTCACTATTCTGGCAAGTAATATAGTCAACACTCAGGAAGCAACCTTCTCCGACAACGGTGTGACTCAGCAGGCTGTTATGAAAACCGGAATAACAACGAAGGACAATGTTCTCGTGCCAAATCCGGTACACCTGATCCCATACCGCACCTTTTTGGAGGTTGAGCAGCCGGGCAGCGACTTCGTTTTCAGAGTAAGCGAAGGCAGAGGCGGCGCTCCTACCTTTAAGCTCGTAGCAGCCGACGGCGGCCTCTGGAAGTCTCAGGCTGTCGCTAACGTGAAGGCGTACCTTATGGAAGCACTCAAAGACATACCGGAGCGCGAAAATATCACAATTATCGCATAACATACCGACACCAATGTCGGAAACATCACGGGAGGGCCCTGCTGCCCTCCTGAATATAAAGGAGGCACACACATGGAATTATTAAAAAGCCCATTTCTGAACGATCCGAGCAGTCTCGTCGCTCAGGCTTTTGGGATTTTATACCCAGACAAGCAATACGAGGCTATACTGGTTGACAAAATTGTGGACGAAGAAGGCACGGAAATGGTAGGTTGCACAACATACCCGGACGACAACAGCCTCCCGCTCATAGAAGTGGCCGGACATATCCCGGCAGCGGCGGTACCTGAAATATTGGCCCACGAGCTCGCGCATGTAGCAGCACCCGGAGACGAGCACGGCCCAGAGTGGAAAGCAGCCTTCGAGAGTATTTACACAAAATACAACGAGCTGGCAGTTGCTCGCTTCGGAGAACCGCCGGCAGAGGCTACTCAATGACAGCGGCCATAATATGCGCAGGCGTTTTGCTGCTGGTGCTGGCAGCAGGCGCTCTGGCGTTGCCGCTTTATAAATTGCGCGCATGGCAAAAGGAAGAAATCAAGAAGGGAGGCGTTTGAGAATATGGCAAAACAAAAGAAAACGCTCGAAATCACCCAGACACGAACAAAAGCCAACCGCCAAGAGATACAGATCAATGACATGGACTACACGACCGCAGCAGAGCCGAAAGCATACGCGGACGGCCACCCGGTTTTTTGTGCACATGACAAAATTGTGCCTATAAAGGAACTCAGAGAAAACCCTCTAAACCCAAATAAGCACCCGGACGATCAGATCAGAGCTCTCTCGGCCATAATTAAAGCAACGGGCTGGAGACAGCCGATCACGGTGAGCACCCGCTCCGGTTTGATTGTAAAAGGCCACGGCAGACTCGCAGCGGCCAAGTATGGCAAATTAAAAGAGGCGCCCGTTGATTATCAGAACTACGCCAACGAGGAGGAGGAACTCGCCGATCTTATGGCAGACAACCGGATCGCTGAGCTTGCAGAAATAGACAGCGTAAAACTGGCCGAAGCCTTCGAAGCAGTTGACACCGGTGCTATCCCGTTTGAGCTGACCGGTTACGAGGAGTCCTTCTATCAGGAACTTGCGACAGCATTGTGCGAGGCTGAGCATGACAAAGACGAAGAAAACGAGGACGACGTGCTCCCGCCTCCCGCGGAGCCATTCAGTAAACTGGGCGACGTCTGGATCCTCGGCCGTCATAGAGTTATGTGTGGAAGCTCCACAAACCCGAAGGACCGCGAGACACTTCTCGACGGAGCTGCACCGGAGCTTATGCTCACGGATCCTCCATATTGTAGCGGAGGCCACCAAGAAAGCGGAAAAGCTACCGGAAGTATCGGAACCGTAAGAAAAGGCCAGACAGAGGCGCCAAAGATTGCAAATGACATACTCAGCACCCGGGGTTATATCAATTTATTAACCTCAGCCTTCGAGGGTATCACTCCTCTTTTTGCGTATGTGTTCACAGATTGGCGCATGTGGATCTATTTATACGATATTATCGAAAAATCAGGCTTCGGCGTCCGCTCTATGATTGTTTGGGATAAAGAAACACCCGGAATGGGCGTAGGCTGGAGGAGCCAGCACGAGCTCTGTCTTTTTGGAAGTCGAGGCAAGGCACAATTCGACGGCCACAAAGGTTACGGCAATGTTTTGAGGTGTAGCAGGTCCGGGAATGAGTTGCACCCTACTCAGAAGCCCGTCGAGCTCATTGAGCAAATTCTCGACAATATGGATTTTGTAAAAACTGTTTACGATCCGTTCGGAGGCAGCGGGACCACTCTCGCAGCAGCAGAGAAAACCGGACACACGGCCTATATTATGGAATTAACGCCCGGATATACCGACGTTATCGTGAAACGATACGCTCGAATGAGCGGAAAAGACCAGATCAAACTCATAAGAGACGGCCAAGAAATGCCGCCGGAATACTTCGGGGAGGTTTTTGACGACATAGGCATAAGCTCAAACTATCAGGAAGGAGAATACGAATAAATGGGAAAAGCAAAAAAACCGGCGATCCCGCCAGATATAAAGGCTTATATTGACGCAAGCGTGAAAAATACCGCCGAAGCTGTCAAAGAAGCCTGCAAACCAGCGCAGCAACCGCAGAACGCAAAGACAGCCTTCAAAAACACAGAGGCCAGACTCTACGCTCTGCCGGTGCTGAAGGTTAAAATTAACGACGACAAGGAAAAAATCGAAGAATTAAAGACATACGGAACGCCAGCGCGCAGCAAATCAATCACAAGATTTTCAAAGACCGGCGTGCGCCTCGATCCAGAGGAGGCTCTGGAGGCTATCATCAAAGACAAAGAGGCAGCAATCGCAGCGGATCAATGCGAAGTTGACGAACTGGAGACGGCTCTCGACTGCATAAGGGACGATCCATATTATGCAACAGTCTCAGGCCGCTACTTCGACGGGCTCGACAATGAAGCGATCGGCGAAAAGGTGGGCTGCGACGCGACAACAGTCTGGAGAAACCGCCAGAGACTTGTCAAGAGTTTGGCCGTCAGATTGTACGGAAGGGCTGCTATTGATTAGCCGAAGCTGGCAGCAGGCGCCCTCCTCTGTTGTGCAATTTACCGGTGCAAAAAAGATGCAATTTACTTTTGAAATTGAGCCGTGTTATAATTCTTACAATGCAATAAGTGGATAAAGAAACCGCGCGAGAAAATCGGGCGGTTTTTTCATGCCATAAAGGAGGCGATCACATGGCAGCAACCAGAGGAACCACGACTTGTATGCTGGCAAATTATGAGAGCCTCGTCAAAACGCTCGACAATATTGCCGGCGTAGACGCTGAAAAGGTAATAAAGAAATGCACCTCGGACGCAAAGAGCCGAGCGCAGGCGTGGGTATCGGCCGCAGTATGCGAGGTATATGCCATTAAGAAAGCAGACGTAAAGGCTGCGCTTGACGGCAAAGGAAAAGGCGGCGGCCAGTTAAAAGTCGAAGGCAATCTCGTCGAGAGCGTTGTGCTCACCTATAAAGGCAGAGTCCTCACTCCGACACATTTCAAAATGAAGCCGACACAAAGGAAGCCCAAGCCATACCGAGTAAGTCAAGAGGTATTTAAGGGCCAAAGAAAGAACCTGCCTGCAGGCGTGTTCCTTGCCTCGTCTGGAGGCGAAGGCTCAGTACAGATACCATTCCAGAGGGAGGGAGACAGTCGCTACCCTATCAAGAGTATCAAGACTCTAAGCGTGCCGCAAATGATAGAAAACGAGCGCGTCGCTCCACTCATACAACAGAACATTGACGAGGGGCTCAGCAAGCGACTGGAGAACCACGTCAAACAAATGCTTGCAAAAGCGCAGGCATAATACAAAGAACCAGAGGCCACCACTCAGCAGCAGCTCGAGGGGCTGGCCTCTTTCTATATGCTCAGCACAACACAAGGCTGAGCCACACACCACAAGGCAAGACCAAAGGCAGAGGCATGAGCCACACGCCAGAGGGGCGCCCCACACCAGAGGCGCAGCCCGGCAGCAGGACCGGGCCAGCCGAGGCAAGTCTCAAGCTCGAGCGCCAGCTCGGCGCACACTCAGCAACGCAGAAAGAAAAAATAAAATATTTTTATACGGGCACCCGTCCAAATAAAAATAAAAATATTTCACGGGTCCTTTCGGACTTCCAAAACGCCTGCGGTGCTTGCGAGCCCAAAAACTTGCCAGACTCTATAAAAATTTTTAGGCCGTTTCGTTACGCCGGGAAGGAGGCAAGGCAATGGCGACACCGAAAAAAGAAAAGCCGGCCGAGACTCCGGGTTACTGGCCGACAACAAAAATGGCCGAGTTGTTTGAGCTCACAGCTCGGAGGATCCAGCAACTAACGCAGGACGGAGTTCTCAAAACTCACGACACACCAGCAGGCCGCCGCTACAACGTAGGCGAGGCAACAAAGGACTACATCAAATACCTGCGCCAGCAATTAGAGCGAAAACAATCCGCTCAAAACAACAAGCTCGAGACCGACAAGCTGCAGGCTGAGGTGGATATAAAAAACGCAAAAGCACGCGTCGCAGAGCTCCAGCTCGCAGAGCTTGAAGGCACAATGCACAGAGCTGAGGACGTGGAAGCGATCACGACGGATCTTGTTTTTAATATCCGTAGCATGTTAATGGCTATGCCGGGGCGCCTCGCGGTTGATACTGCGGAATTGTCAAGCCCGGCAGAAACATCGGCCCGAATACAAGAGGAGGTCAACGAGATCCTCTTGTCCCTCTCTCAATGCCAATACGATCCCGAGGAGTATAAAAAGCGGGTAAAGGATCGGCAAGGCTGGGCGATAATCGAGGATGATGAACAAACAGAATGACAACAGCCGCAAGCGTGAAATTGACAACTTAAACAATACGATCGCGCGAGCTGTTAAGAATTTCAAACCGCCCGAGCGGCTCACCGTTTCCCAATGGGCTGAGAAAAACCGCCGCTTATCTCCTGAAAGCTCAGCAGAGGCCGGACCGTGGCGAAATGCAAGAACGCCCTATCTCGTTGAGATAATGGACGCCTTCACAGATCCGAAAGTGAGCAAAATCACAGTTGTGGCAGCTTCTCAGGTTGGAAAATCTGAGGTAGAGCTCAATATAATTGGCTATATCATAGATCAGGATCCCGGATCAACGATTTATGTGCAGCCAACCCTCGACGACGCGCGAAAGTTCTCCCGTCTGCGTATTGCACCAATGATAAGAGACTCGAAGCCGTTGAGGAAAAAAGTCTCAGACGTGAAAAGTCGAGACTCTGGAAATACAATTTTGCAAAAATCCTTTCCGGGTGGAATGTTGACAATAACCGGATCAAACAGTCCGAGTGCTCTCGCTTCTACCCCGGCGCGTTATATTATCGGCGACGAGCGCGACCGCTGGGCCAGCAGCGCCGGTACCGAGGGTGATCCGTGGGCTCTTGCTGAGGCAAGACAGACGACTTTCTACAACGCGAAGTCGATCGAGGTATCAACGCCAACAATCAAAGGCGCCAGCAACATTGAAAACGGTTTTTTTGCTGGTACGCAGGAGCGCTGGTGTCATAAGTGCCCGGATTGTGGAGAATATCACAATATTGTATTTGATAACATACACTTCGAGCACGAAGTTAAAAAAATACGCAACAAAAAGACCTACAAAGTCAAAAATATAACATGGTGCTGCCCGGGGTGCGGCTGCATAAGCACCGAGTCAACAATGAGAAAGCAGCCGGCGAAATGGATTGCAGAAAACCCGGACGCTTACCAAAAAGGACACCGCTCTTTTTGGTTGAACGCTTTTTCTTCTCCGTGGACTCCGTGGGAAAAAATCATCACGAAGTTTCTCGAGGCTCAGGGAGACGTTGAAAAACTAAAGGTTGTATTCAACACCTTACTCGGTGAGTTATGGGAAGATCGCGGAGATCTTGAGGACGAGGACGCAATACTGGCGCGTCGTGAGGAATACGACGCCGAGTTGCCAGACGGCGTGCTTGTGCTGACTGTTGGAGTAGACACTCAGGACAACCGTCTTGAGTATGAAGTCTTAGGACACGGCCACTACGGCGAGACATGGGGAATAAAAAAAGGAATTATCAACGGCCGCCCTGATACATCGGCCGTGTGGGAACGACTCGACGACGTGATCGACAGAGTTTACCACTTCAAAAAC